CGACCTCGCCTGTCTCGGCTTCCAAAGCGCCGAGGCGCTCGTTCACATCACTCAAGCCAGCTTTCAATTCGTCCAATTCAGACCTCTCTTCCGGAGTTAGTTCCCTAGTTTCGACCACGGACAACAGCGTCCGGAGTCTCTCTTCAACACGATCTTTCGACATGACAAAACCCTCGTTGAATGAACAACTTGCTAGAAAGACTATCTGACGCGCCGAACTGTCAGCTTTCGCAGCGCCAACATGATGCTCAGAGCATCCGTGTCTTGAAGCTTGCGATGCTCCTGCATGGACCGGATAGCCACGCTGGTCTCCGGGTAGGCTGGCACGGACACAACGCTGACCTCATGCAGCACCAGGTCATGAATCGTCCGGCGCTTCAGCCTTGGATTGGATTCATGTGGCTCCCATGAGTCGCTGGCATGTGATGGCAGAGTGAAGCCGAAGCTCATTTGGTCGAGGTCACCACGGCGAGTGAGTTCCGCCAGATCCCTGGCGAATCCTGTGTCGGGGAGATCGATCTCCACCTCAAGGCCTTGGCTGGTCTCGTTCAGGCGCAAGGTGCCGTTGGATCGCCTTCCAAGGAGCAGCCGGCTGTCATGGCTCCAGAACGCCCTGACATCTTGCGCGGAGTCCATGGAACGCTTGAACGCACCAGGAGCAATCCGCTCGATGAAGCCACCAAGGTCTTCACTGTCGCTGTTGTACACAGCGGCTAGACCTCGCAAGGTCTTTGCTTCCTGATCAACGCCGGTGAGTCTGGAAAGTCTGCGTTCCATGTGATGCTCCTGTCAGCCCCCGACGCCGGAGCCTGCCGGCGGGGTGGATGTGCCGGAATTTGTGGCAACCGGCGCCGGGGGGGCCTTGCCGGATGAAGCCGCTGCTCCTGCGGCCATCTCTTCCGGTGATAGTTCCTTGATGTTTCCGAATATCGCGGCAATGGTGGCATCGCCAACCAACGGGAATGCGGCCTTCGCAATGGCGATAGCGGCAGACTTTGGCAGCAATCCGCCGGCAACCTTGAGCGCCAGATCGACAAGCGCGGTGACCTGAGCGCCATTAAGCGCAGCAGCTTGCACATCTTGCTGCGGTTGAGGCTGGACATCTGGAGTCTGTGCGGACATGTCCAGCATTGCCGGCTGCAATCCGCTCTCGGTATCCGTCTCCGACACATCGACATCCGAGAAGGAGGAGTCAATAACCGGAGATTCCCCGGCTGGAGCCCTGGCACCCACACCCTTGCCGAGAGGCTGCATGTTGAGCGGTTGAAGGTACTGATCACCTTCAGGACCGATAGGATCGAGGCCTTCCAACTTGCGGCAGTCATTGGCCGAGAGCCATCCCCAGTTGCGAGCCACCGCCATCGCCTGCACCCGTCGCTCAATGTTGGCACGCAGCAACCCGTTCAGGTCGTGCTCCACCTTGTGCGTTCTGCGCTCCACGGTGGACAAGCACTTGAGCATCACTTCCTGCTCGATGCGTATCAGGATTGGCTGGAGACAGTCCGTCAGGAACTGCTGCTGCTCGCTGTCGATAGTCTTGAAGCCGGGGGAGTCAATCGCCTTCAACTTGCTGAGTGGCACATGGAACCAACGCGCCACCTCACGCACAGCGTACTGGCGTTGTTCAAGGAACTGGTTGTCGGTGGCGGTGGTCTGGACCGGGTTGAAGGTCATCCCGTTCTCAAGGACGATCACCTTCCCGGCATTCTCGGTGCCGGAGTGGACGCGGGTGAAATCGGATCTCAACCGGTCAACCGCTTCAGCGCTCAATCGTCCAGGATGCTGGAGCACACCAGCGGACTTGATGCCTTGGTCCATCATCGCCTGCGCCACGCCTTCGGCTGAAAGGTTCAGGCCAAGGCTGGACGCCGCCCTAGTCAGGACCGACACCGCCATGATGCCGTTTTCATCCAGCGGACCCGTGCGGATGTGCAAGCAGTTCCGTGCTGGTAGGTGCGTCTGGTCCTCTGTGCCTGCCGCAAAGGTGTACCAGATCGCGCCATCGGAATCTCGTTGAGCGGTGACATACTGCGCTGGCAACCACCACAACGCACGCACTGACCCATTGGCGTATCGCTCAATCTCGGCGAAACCATTGCCATAGAGCAGTGCGTCATTCAGCAGGGTGGACCGAAAGTCCACGGCTCCCATCTCACCGTTGGGGAAAGCGTGGAGCAGGTCGAAGAGTGGATGATCGGTGGCTCTGGCTCGGCCTTCACCGGATGACCGGTACAGGAACAGTGGAAGACCGGCGATGGTATTGGAGATCAGGCTGACGCAGCAGTGGACTGCCGAGATGGTGACCGCGTCGTGGGGGGAGATGCCGCCTGATGAGCCGAGAATGCTGGCGGTGCCTGGATCGGAAAGGTTGTAGCCGACAGTTTTCCACAGAGATCCCTTGGGGTGGGACCTGCGGAAAATGCCGGCTATCCAGCTTTGCGCTGATTGAAGGAGTGGTGCCATGCCGGAGAGGATACCGACATGGCAGAACTGTCAGGGTTTAGGCTCTTCTTGCCTTGCGTCCAAGAAGTCCGCCGATAAAAGCATTTACCAGCAAGCCAAAAAGTACTCCGGCAAGCGATGCCCCTGATGTGGATGACGCGGCGGCCACAGGTTCTCCTTCCTGAATCTTCCCGTCCTTGACACGCACCGTGACCATGTGACCGCTCTCGTCCTCAACCTGCATGGTTTCAGGCTCAACGTAAACACCTGGCGTTCCATCTGGCTCAAGAGTGTGCCAGCCATCCTCAATCATCCGCTCGAACATGTAGCTGGCCAAATCCTTTTCATCATCACTCATCTTGGCATTGAAGCCGTCACACTCAAGGTCGGAGGATACAAAGTCGTGAACCTCGTTACGCGCCAGACTTAACGGAATACTTCGGTCATTTCGGACATATCCAAAAACAAGACTCCGAACACTTGAGGCGATCGACTGCCCACGGCGCGGTCCGATGCCATTCTCTTCGATGAGACGGTCGCACATCTCTGTGGGGGTCTCTTTGCAATCGTCCCACTCAGCCATTCCAGTGTTCTTATTCCAAGTAAGTCCTGCCATCTCTCAATCCTCCTTCTTCTTCGGTCCCGGTTTTGTGTCTCGTTCCTTCATGCGTTCCAGGTCTTTCGGATTCACCAGCCACATCCTTGATGTCACCTTGGTGGCCGGGAGAGTTCCAGACTTGATCCATTTCTGGACCATGTTCTGGGAGACGCCGAGGCGCTTGGCCGCCTCGGCTGTCGTGATCAGGTTCATTTGCTGTTCCCCGCAAGCCTTTCCACCATCACAACGGTCGCCGCGTTGATGGTGCGCATGATGGTGTGGGCCGCCATGAACACCCCGCTGACCACGAACAGGGCCGCGTCGGTCATCAGGAGCATTTCCCTGTCGGCCATCAGGCCGATGTTCAGGGTGGATGTCCCTGGCGCGCTCATCGGGAAGCAGGCAATCGGCAGCCAGGCGATGATGGAGAACAGGAAAACTGTCATTGCCAACACCCGCGCAAGCCAGAATGGCTTCAGCAATCCCGCACGCCTGACCGGCTTGGCCTCCTTGAAAACCACCGGAGGTGGCACCGGCGCCACCGGCTTCACTGGCACCTTCACCTTGGCCTTCTCAGCCTCACGCATCTGGCTGATGAAATCCATCGTCTCTTTGCTCACTGTGCTCATCTCTCAACCCTCCTTATCACTCTCCCAGATTATTACGCTTGAACCAACCATTGGTTCAGATCGCAACAACCGTCCACTCGCCAAAGTTCACCGGGCCGTTGTTCAGAACCCGGTTGGTCAGGTAAACCTGGATGCCGTCGTAAGCCAAAGTCTTGCGAACCATGTCGAGGCTCAACCCACTAACCTCAAACCCGTCATTGCTGATCATCCGGTACATCTGATGGCCTCCTCTTTGTGCCACTCGTTTCATTGCTCTGTACCTAATTATTACGCTCGTGCAGAATGATTGTTCAATGGGTTGGCCGAATTATTTTGGAATTATTTATTTGTTAATCTGGGTAAAATGCAAAACCTCCGGGTTGAAGCCGGAGGTTGTTCGTTTTCTGGATATTGACTTGAATCAGATCACAGTGATCCCGGCATAGCTCGAATCATTCGCCGCCTCGTGGAAGTCCAGCCGAGCCAGCGCCATCACTCCAGCCACAGCGAGATCGATGCGCTCCGTCGACTTCGCCTTGGACAGCTTGATGTTCCCGGCTGGATCCTTTTCCACCACGCAGTTGGCCACGCACCAGTTCATCACTGGGTGATCACCGTGTTGGATGCGCTTGGACAGGATGGATGCCTCCCATAGCTTGGTGGCAGGACTCATCGAATAGAAGCCTTGGCCGAAACCGACCACATCCAAGCCAGCCTCTTGAAGTTCTTGTGACAGTTGTGCTGCGTTCCAGCGGTCCACAGTGACTTCACGGATGGAATACTTCTCGGCCAGCTCGAATATCTTCGCCTTCACCTTGGAGAAATCGATTACCTCCCCCTCGGTGACCTCAAGGAATCCGTCCCTGGCGTATGCGTCATACCGTGCCAAGCTGCGTTTTTCCCTCATGCGAATGGTTTCACGCGGCACAAAACCAAACGGCTCCAGCCACACCTTCCCGTTTGGCAGGGAAAACGCCAGCGTGATGGCGGTGATGTCAGACACACTCGACAGGTCCAAGCCCATGTAGCACGGGGAACTGATTAGATCCTCTTCACTGGGTCGCTGCGCCACGCAGGCTTTCCACTTCTCTTGAGTGATGAAGGTGGCTGATCCTTCTGTCCATTGGTTCAGGTGCAGTTGCCTGAACACATTCTCCTTCAGCGGGTTGGCCTTCGCCTCATTGCACGCCGCCTCCAGGTAATCCTCCTTGATGGTGATTCCCATCCCCGGGTTGGCCTTCCGCCAGTTCTCAGGCAGGCGCCAGTCTTCATCAGGACCGAGGGAATAGATCAGCGGCAAGAAGGTGGGATCAGACACGTTCCCATCACGCACGCTCTCAGCATACTTCCACATCGAATAACAAGGACTCGTCCTGTCGTAGCCTGCGGTGGTGATGAATGTGAGCAGGCTTTGCCGACGAGATCCCACCGAGGTGGAAAGCACATCAATCAACTCGCTGTCCTTGTGCGCATGTACCTCATCGACAACAGCGGCGGACAGGCTGAAACCGTGTTTTGTGTTGGCCTCACTGGAGATCACCTTGAACACGGAACCGTTCCGCTTGTTGATGATCTCCCGCCTGAACACCCGGCACCACTTGGAATAGGTCGGGTT